CAAAAATAATCAAACCCATAATGATGAATCGGTATACAATCCGATCCATCCCAACTTTATACCTATCTTAAAAATAATCAAATAAATAGGTGAGTGCTATCTCAGCGAGGTCGGGGTGCACGCTGCGGTCGAATGAGCTGAAATCGACACTTACTACAGCGAGCTTCTGCGAACGGGCGTGATCGAGTAGTCCACCAACTCCGCCCTCGACGGCTTCCGGACCGAGGAGGGCTGTGCGATGCCGTAGCCGCTTTCTCCAAGACAAGAGAGGCTGGAAGTATGCCATCTCCTCCAGCACATCGGCGACCGGGACGCCCCATACGTCTCGCGTCTTCCTACTCTCCTGTGTTCGAGTAAACAACACCGCCGGATCATTCCGCTCAAGGAGTGCCGGAAGGTTGCGCACCACTTCCGGTACGACCAGCTTCTTTCGCACCAGAAATGGCAAACCCGAGTTGGTATTCGGCTGTAAGAACGTAGCAGCCGTACTTACAGAAAGAGGAATCTGCCGTTTTGCATATCTCCGTCGTTCCTGAGCAACTAGGAGATCGACAGCCTCCGCTTGGTCGAAGTTCCCGAGTACTTCCTCTCTAGGATGGAACGTCGACAGGGTACTTTCCCTCCGCTCTACCCAAGGTTTCGCCAAGGACCTCGGGCCAAACTTAGAGCGATTGGATTTCTCCATTTCGAGTAGAGTGGGGCGGAGTTGGTCGGACTTGGGCTCGAACTCCGAGTCCCAGCCCGTAAGGATATCTTCGGGGCTCTTATCTCCGAAGATAGGAGCGACAATGGCTAGGTCGCTACCTGCCTTGGTCCGACCGTTCAGGGTTTCTAGACGTTTAAAGGCGTCAGGAGAGAGATCCAAATTGGAAATCTCAGTGATCACTAAAGGTCTAGACATCGTGAACCTCCTTCTCTCTCACTGTGAGGTCTTCACCTCCGTTACCACACGGACGTTTCCGGCCTCAACTTCGGCGTTCTTACCCGAAGTGTAGTCTATTTCTGTGCTGTTGCCTTCCCCATGGGCAGACCGAACCTTCAGAGCATCAGCTCTTGAGTTCTGGACCCGCACTGTGCAACCAAGACAGAAACAGAAGAGCACCAATACAGTAACCGTAAAGGTTACGCGGTGCGTTTTCATTATTCACCTCCATTCAAAG